AATTAATAACAACAGATTTAACTACGCTAGATGCATCGACACAAAATGAGTTAGCAGATAGAGTAAATCAGACACCCGAACGTAGTGGGTATTCGGGATATCTACTTGGCGACGGTTTAGCACCAAACGGTGAAGCATTTGGTAGCGGTATTACGTTTCCGTTAAATTCAACAAAAGGCGATTATTTTTTAAGATTAGATTTTATGCCAAATAGATTATTTAGATTTGACGGAACTCGCTGGGTTAAAATGGAAGACAACGTAAGAACAACACTAAGTAATACAACAACTAGAAACACACAAAAAGGTACGTTTATTAATAATATTAACACAACTACTGTGTGTGATGATACAGTCGATGAAAGACAGAGTTTGTCAAAGGCTCTTAGACCAAAGGCAGATAATTAATGTGTAAAAAGAGCTTGGATGGATAAAAAATAATGAGTTTGCATTTTTATGACGGACAAATAAGAAGATATTTAACTCAAATTATTAGAATGATGAGTAACTTTTCGTACAAAGATGGAGACGGTGACTTGAGACAAGTTCCGGTAACATACGGCGACCTGACTAGACAAGTTGCTAGTATTATGAGAGATAATTCTGAAAACAAAATACCCAGTGCTCCTCGCATGGCAGTTTACGTTACTGGTTTAGAAATGGACAGAAGTAGAACCAGTGATTCGTCATATGTTAGTAAAGTTCACATTAGAGAACGTGCATATGACACTAGCGGAAACGAGTACTTAAATACCCAAGGCAAAAATTACACAGTTGAACGTTTAATGCCTACTCCTTACAATTTAGCAGTAAGTGTTGATATATGGACAACTAATACAGATCAGAAACTACAAATACTAGAACAAATATTAATGTTGTTTAATCCTAGTTTAGAAATACAAACAACAGATAACTTTGTTGACTGGACTAGTTTAAGCGTAATAAATTTAGAAAGTATTACATTTAGCAGCAGAAGTATTCCTGTAGGTGTTGACTCAGAGATAGACATAGCTACATTAGGATTTAGTACTCCTATCTTTATATCACCACCAGCAAAAGTAAAACGTCTAGGAGTTATTACAAGTATTATTACAAGTATATTCAACGAAGCAACTGGATCTATTGACTTAGGAATAAGTTCAGGTCAAGGTATACTTGAAAACAATAACTGGACTATTCGTGAAGAAAGAACAACTGTCGGTGCAGACGGAACAGTTGAAACAACAGTCGATAAGGGAGAGTTTCCAAATACCGGAACAGGAGAAATGGACTTTAACGTTAAACGAACATTTGTTCCTGCTGCATTAGGAAGTGCAAATGGTAGTATTGGTATACTAGGATTAGGACTTTATATCAAGGGCGGAAAAGCATACGTTATTGACAAGGGCGAAGTCGGTACTGTAAATTGGAATGGAATATTTGAACAAGTACCGGGATGTTATACTGCCGGTGTAAGTCAGATACGAATTTCAAACGGTGATGGTACATATATTATTGGCTACATAACTGTTAATCCATTAGATCCAACAGAGTTAATTGTCGATTGGGACGAAGATACATTTCCTGCAAATACTGTGTTGACTAGTAGTGCAAGAAATCCTAATAGTTATACTAGCATGGATTACATTATTGATCCTCTACGTTGGAACCCAACTACTAGATTGGTTGTAGGGTTACGTTTACTAATATTAAGCAAAGTGGGCAACGACAACAACGACGACGGAGCAGACGGATGGAAGAGTACAAACAGTCCGTTTGGCGAGTTAGTGGCGGGCGAGAATGATATAATTGAGTGGGATGGCGATCAGTGGAATGTTATTTTTGATGCAAGTGAAAATGCAAATCCTATTTTTATAACTAATCTAGCAACAGGAAGTCAGTATAAATGGACTGGCGAATATTGGACTAAAAGTTTCGAAGGCGAATATTCACAAGGATCTTGGGCGCTGTTTCCATAACGCTAATTATTAGTATGAAAAGTATTGTTTGTTCCGGTGCACTGTTTTATACATTATCCACTAGTAGATTTTTATTACTTCATAGAACGCAATCTAAACAAAACAATGTTTGGGGTTTAGTTGGCGGTACAAATGAAGAACGTGAAACTCCGTGGGAAGGGTTAAAACGAGAAATAACTGAAGAAATAGGGACTATGCCTGATATTAAAAAAGTTATTCCGTTGGAAACATTTATAAGTAACGATGAACATTTTAAATTTCACACATACTTGTGTGTAATTGACCATGAATTTGTTCCTACTTTAAACAATGAGCATGACGGATATGCCTGGGTTAAGTTTGGAAGTTGGCCAAAACCCTTGCATACTGGGTTGGCCAACACTCTTAGACGTAAAGCAAATCAGCAAAAATTAGACACAGTTTTTAAGATTGTTGATTTAATTTCGTAAACTGTTCTTTTAGCCAATCAAAGTCGTTGATTTTTCTTAACGCTTCGATGTTGCCTATATTATCTATACCGTACTGCTTACCTGCATTTGCACCAGCAATACAATAATCGCCAAATTCTTTATCCTTGCCACGAGTACACCAGACGTTTAATCTAAAATCAGTTTCCTCGTCTCGCTGGCCGTCAATGGTTTTTGATGACAATTTTACACATTCTCTAAACGCACTTCTCCAAGTACTAAACGGATCGGTATTAAATTTAGTAATATTGGAAACACGGTTTATAGACTTAAACAATGTAGATATACTTGTAGTCATGTCAGGCTTGGTTGTGTCCATGGTTAGTGTTAACTCTTTAGGTAACAACTTTACTGCACCATATCCGTATACTAAGTTATTAATAGGGTTCAGTGATTTCCAAACGTGAACTGTTTTTTTACTATCAGGGTCGTATGTTGGAATATAGTAATCAAAATTAAAATTATCAATAATCTCGGCATCAGCATCAACAACCCAGATCATTTCAGACGAACAAAGTCGTGCTGCTTCAATATGTGCTTGGTGTATGCCTTGTACTCCGTGTACACGCTTTGCGTTAGGAAATCTTTCTTTTAATTTACTATAATTTGTATCTGCATGTTCTTCGTCTTTGCTTATAAACACAATGTCATAAGTTTTTGGATTGCTTGCTACAATGTCGTATTCTTTCTTTTCTAAATAAAATCTATGTGTTACTTCGTGTTCAATTGCTGGAAGTTTTTTACTCATTAAAGCTACGCCATCGTATGCACTGCCGTTTTTAAAGATGTGATGTATACTTCTTTCAAACCATTGATTGTGTGGAAAATACAAATCAAATTTAAAATTATTTGCAATGTCAACATCATCAGGAATTGACCAAAACATTTCTGTTTTTGAGTTTTGCACTGCATTTAAATAGTCGGCGTAATTCTTTATAATAAACTTATCATAAACAACTGGACCACTTGCAACTATATCCCATTCTTTTCGTTTTGCAATTAATCTGTGTTCTACTTCTTTTTCAGTTAACACTATTTTTTTAGTACACAAAAATAATCCATCAAACGAAATTTCGTCACCGCATTTATGTTTAAACACGTGATTTATGTTTCTATCAAATGTCTCGTGATGACTAAAGTACATGTTTAAATTAAACGTATCAGAGATTTTTATATTATGTGTGCCCATCCAAAACATGTCGGTAGCTGATTTTTCAAGAGCATCTAAATATTGATCATACGTGTCGATAAAAAAGAAATCATACGGCTTAGGATATGATGCAACAATATTATGATCTTTTTTGTTTACATAAAATCTTGTATCAACTTCTTTTTGTGTTGCGACAGCGTGTTTACTAAAAAGAACAATTCCGTCTCTATAATCTCCGTTAAACATGACATGATTTATTTTTCTATCATATTCGTTTGAATGATTAAAATTCATATCGAATTTAAAATCACTTAATACAATCACATCCGAAGGAACGCCCCAGAACAATTCTGTTTTTGATTTTTCTAATGCATTTAAATAATCGTTGTAGTTGTTAACAGTAAACTTTTCATATTGACCGTTTGTGGATACAACAGTATCCCACTCTTTTGCGTTAACAATAAATCTGTGTTCTATTTCTTTTTCGGTAATAGGTTTATGTTTACTTAATAAGAACACGCCGTTAAATTTTATTTCGTTGTTGTCTTTGTGCGCAAATGCATGATTTTGTTTTCTATCATATTCATTGTCATGAGTAAAATAGATTTTTTCAAGTTCGTTTTCGTTTACTTTAATGTTGTGTGATAACGCCCAAAACATTTCTGTTTTGGTATTATCTAATGCATTGATATAATCGTCAAATGTTTCTATATAAAACTTATCATATATAACTGGACTGCTTGCAACTATGTCCCACTCTTTTGCGTTAACAATAAATCTGTGTTCTATTTCTTTTTCGGTAACAGTCTTGTGTTTCGAAATTAAAAATAAACCATTTCGATAAGTTTTACCTTCAACTTGATGAATGAAGCTATGGTGTGTTTTCCTGTCGTATTCATTTTCATGTAAAAAATACAAATCAGGAATTGTAGGAGATATGTTGCTACTACTCATCCAGAACATTTCAGGTCCATTAGAATTTAGTGCAGTTAAGTAATCGTTGTAACTGTCAATGTTGTATACAGGATACTTGACTGGACCAGAAACAATAACATTCCATTCTTTTCGTTCAACAGGATGTCTGTATTCAACTTCTTTTTCGTTTAGTGCTTTACATGTACTGCATAGTATTAAACCATTTTTATATAACTCATTGTTTACTTTATGTAAAAATACGTGTGTTTGTTCGCGATCAACTCGATTGTGCCAATCTATGTAAAAATTGTTTATATAATCATGATCTACAGAAATATTATTTGTAGATACCCAAAATAGTTCTGTTGTAGTTTTGTCTAGTGCATTTAAATAATCATTATAATTTTCTACGTTGAATATATCATAGGGTTTCGGATGTGATGCAACTACATCCCATTCTTTTTTTTCTATATAAAACCGATGTTCAAATTCTTTTCTAGTTACTGGACTTCTTTTAGAAAAAAGTACTATTCCATCATACGAGTCTTTGTTTTTAAAAACGTGTGTAATATCTCTATCAAACATGTTATAAAAATCAAAATTAATTGAAAAGTCAAAATCTTTTTCAACTATTACGTCTTTTGGAACATGCCAAAACAATTCTGTTTTTGAAGTTTTTAATGCTACTTCATAGTCTTCATACGTGTCAAAAGAAAATATTTCGTAATTTCTAGGTTTACTTGCTACTTGTTTTATTTGTTTCTTTTGTGCTAAGAATCGATATTCCAATTCTTTATCTGTTGGAATATAGCTTTTAGGCATTAACACAATACCATCAAACTTATCATTTTTTCCATTACCGAATAAATGGGGATATTTAAAACTCCACTCGTCTGGTTCGTAATCAAACTCAAATGTTTTATCTACAATTAAATCGTCGTACACAATCCAAAACATATCTGTTACTGCTACTCTCATAGCATCTTGATAGGTTTTAACTGCAATAGCTTCGGGAAATCTTTTTCTTAAATCTTCCCATGTACCGGTTTCTTTGTCACCTAGGAAGAAAATATCAAAGTTATGTTTTCCTCTATACACATCGTAGTCACCGCAAATGTTAGTTTCGGTTACAAGATGTGTTTCATCATTTACGATAGTTGGTACAAGTCTAACTTTTTCCCAACTACTTACACGCTTGCTTTCTTTAAAAACATATGGAAAACAAATAGTACATCCATAGTCATCACGTTTGGGTTTGTAGTGCCACGGAAACGATCTATATACTTCGATATCTTTATCAACAACCCATACATAATCTGACTTATCTTTGAACTTTTCGAGTTGTTTTAAATCGTAGTTCTTTGCGTCTTCTACATATAGGATTGGAAATCTTTGCAAGATATGATTTTTTAAAACATCTTGTGCATTGTAAGTCTTTTTACTAAATTTTTTAAAACGTTCAACTGTATTCATTTGTCTCATCTAAAATAAATGCTTTTATTCCGTAGTGTGCTACTTGTTTACTCAAGTCAACATCAATAAAAGTTTTGAATCCATACTCGTTTGCTTGTCTGCAAAAATAAATATCTTCACCTACAAAGTTGTCTTCTGCTTCGTTATAAATGTGAGTAAACCACGGCTTAGGTAACGTTTCAAAAACTTTTCGACTTACTAACATGCACCCCATTCCAACTGCCCAAACTTTATGCAAGCCTGTTTTGGCATCTAGCCTAGCATCTAGATCGTGCTGATTGATAAATGCAACACTTCTTAATGGTTTAACTCTTGTGCTATAAGTTGCAGCAACAATATCTTTATTGTGTGCGAGCAACTGATCAACTGTGTCTTTTGGAAAGTGCATGTCACTGTCAAGCCAAAGTAAATAGTCCGATCCACTTTGTAATGCACGATTTGCTAGTATTTGTCGTAGGTCTGGAATAACAGTTCCTAATGCAGAAAATATTTCAAAATCTACACCGGACTTTGCCAAGTGCGAAGTTAAATTAGCAAGAGACTTGGCAAATCCTAGGTGTACATAGTTGTGTGAAGGAATGCATATTGCAATTTTCATTAAACTAGCTCTTGACTAATCAAATCTAGATTCAATTCCTTTTCAGTTGCTAGTGTGAGTTTGTTTAGTTTGTTTGCTGTACTTGTTGCTTTTTTTACAACCTCTGCAAATTCTTTTTCAGGAAGCAGTGCCATTGCTAACATTGTTTCCGGTTGTACTTTACCTAAAGTTAGAAGATCTGCCGCTGCACGATTACCAAAATGTTCAATCCAATGGTGTTTGTCATCGGCTTCTGCTCTACCCAAAACTTCTTCTTCGGTTTCACTGCCTAAGATTTTAGTTTTAATAGATTGTTCTAGTTCCTTGTCTTCTAAATTAATAGATTTTAATTTTTTAAGTTTTCTTGCCTTACTAAATTCAGTAGCAAGAATAACATTCTCGAGTTCATATGCTGTTATCATAAAAGTATTCTCCTCAAATTAACTACCTTGACCACCGAATGTGGCACTAAGACAAATAAATGTACCTGAAGAAATACCTAAGTATGTTCCTAGTACACCCATGAATATAGGAGTTCCGGAAAGCCCGAAGTAAGTGTTTACATCGCTCATACAAATGAGACTACCTGTTGGTGGTAACGATCCTGTTGCCATATATATTCCTAGTTTTTACTACAATAGCAGAGTATTTAATTTAAGTCAAGTAGGATAGCCAAGGTTTTTGGCTATCCTTACTTTTATTTATCGAGTACTTTCTGAAGCATTGATCTCAACTCGTCAATTTGTCTTTGCTGTTCTTTAAACGCTTCGATAAATGCACCAGCAAAAGCACCGTAGTTAACTGACTTAATACCGTCCTCGCCTTCATGCACAACTTCTGGAAAATATTTCTCAACTTCTTGTGCAATAACACCCATATGTCTACGTTCGGTGTCTTCTTTATCGGTTCTTGTAAATGTCACACCACGTATGCTTAATATCTTGGTTAGCGGATCTGCAATAACTTCAATGTTATCTTTAACTCTAACGTCAGAGAAAGCACAAACATCACCAGTTGCAGTAAAAGTTCCATCGCCAGTTAATACTGCGGCTTGTGTAGTTCCGCCGTACCATCTGAAGTATGTAGTAGCACTAGCAGTTGGAACACTGTGCCACAATGTACTGCTTCCGATACCTATTGCATAATCCACTGCCGCAGCACCTATAGCTGGATATAATAATAGTTTAGTACCGGCGCTTCTTGTGGTAAATGCAGGTAAGTCAACACCGTTGACGTTCCAGTCAATTCTGTTACCGCTTGCACCATTTAGATAAAGTTGACTGCTGCCTGCTGTAGCATTATTTGCACCAGATAGTATCAATGTTTGTGTACTTGGATTTATACTGAAGTTAGTGTTAACAAGACCGGTTTGTGCACCTGTGGTGTTTGCAACAAACGTAATGTATCTAGTTGCGTTTGTCGAGTCAGTTGCAATGCTTTGTAGTGTATCAGTGTTTGTGTCAGTGTCACTCCACGGAACGTTTACTACCAAGTTGTCACTGCCGTCAACTTGAACTGCGTATGTTCTACTTGCTGTTGCACTAACTGCGTTTGATGCAACTGTTTGTGTAGTAGCATTTACGTTTGCATTAAATGTTGTGCCACTTAACGTTAATCCTGTTCCTGCTGTATAAGTTGTATTTGTGTCAACTACAGTTTCAGTTGCAGTTGTTAATCCAGTTACGTGACCGTATGTATCAAGTGTAACAGATTGGATATATGTTCTGCCAGTATTAGATAACGAATTTTGACCACTTGTATTTGAGTGACTGATTGTTATTCGATCTGCAACTGTATCAGCTACTAGATCGATACCGTTTGTGCTATCTACTGCTCCTGCTCTAATATATAGCGTATCATTGTTACTGTCTGCAACAACTGTATCAATTGCGGTACCATCAGATTGTTCAAGTGTGATGTTTTTAAATATATTCTGCGAGCTGCCGAGATCAGTGTTTGTAATACGAATAGCGTCACTTGTTGCAGCCACGTCGATATTAATACCAGATCCGCTTACTAGCGTTAGTGTGTCTCCAGTAGTATCTGCAACAGCACTGCCTGTTTCTGCCCAGGTATATCCGCTGTCGGTATCAGTTACTGTAACAGTACCAAAGTCTGAACTTTGGCTAGTTAAGTAAGTTGCAGTTGTAACCGCAGTTACGTGACCAAAACCATCAAGAGTGATTGCAGCAATACCTGCACTACCTTGAGCGCCAGTTAATGTGCTGGTGTCTGCGTGTGCAATTGTAGCTGCTGTACCTTCACCTGCTGTTGCACTGATAGTAAGCCCGCTTGATGTTGTTTCTGCACCAGGTGTGCCAGCAGCTACAGTTGCAACATAGTTACCAGTGGTGTCAGTCCCGAGCGCAACACTGTCGGCTGCAATTGTTGCTGTCAGTGTAACGGCTGCACTTCCGTCAATGCTTACGCTACCACTTAAATCGCCACCTAGTGTTATAGTTCTAGCTGTTGCCCACTTGGTTGCTGTTGCTGCGTTACCAGAAACGCTAATTGCATAAGTGCCTGTTAGTCTGTCGCTAGGCACTGTACCACTGGTTAGCTGGCTAGCATTAAGAGTTGTTAATCCGCTACCATTACCGTTAAATATACCATTGGAGTATACGTTTCCGGCAACACCTAAACCTCCGCCGATGATAACAGCACCGGTTGTATGGCTAGATGAAGCAGTTGTGTCGCTAAATGTCTTAGCTCCTGCCATAGTCTGAGTACCGCCTAGTCTTGCTCCGTCTACAGTACCACTTGATAGGTTTGAAGCATTTAAGGTTGTTAATCCGCTACCGTTGCCAGTGATTGTACCGCCAAGGTGAATGTTTCCAGCAACACCTAGTCCTCCGCCGATGATAACAGCACCGGTTATAGTACTAGATGAAGCAGTAGTATCACTAAATGTCTTAACTCCTGCCATAGTTTGGTTTCCGCCTAAGCGAGCACCTGCTACTGTACCACTGGTTAATTCAGTCGCATTAAGAGCAGTTAAGTTTGTACCCACTCCGGAGAAGCCACTGGTTCCACCAAATGTTAATGTTGTTGTACTAGCTGTTAAAGTAACGCCCGGAATTCGGAAGTTGGTTATACTACCGTTACCTAGTGTAATTTCGTTGCTGGTTGTACTTGTGCTTGCGTCTGCATTATAACCAATAACAATGTTATTACTGCCTAATGCAATGCTATCGCCAGCATTACTACCGATAGCAACGTTTTGTTTACCAGTGGTAATTGCAAGTGCCTGATATCCAACTGCAACGTTGTTTGTAGCTGTATCGCTTACAGTGCCGGTTGTGTTTTGCATCGATTGAGCACCAACAGCAACGTTGTATCCAGCATTTGCTGCGGCTTGTGCTAGTGCATCATTTCCTATTGCAGTATTATGTGTTGAGCTAGTAACAAGAGCCAATGCTGTATTACCAAGTGCAACGTTATCTGTGCCTGTAACAACAGCACCCATTGCACCGACACCGACTACTAGATTGTCAGTACCGGTACTTATAGCTTGTCCACCTGCTATTGCAAGATTGGTTGCACTATTTCCACCGCCACGACCGACTTTGTGGCTGTTTACAGTTATATCACTGGTAAATGTTTTTCCTGCTTGCGATGTAGGCAAATAGGAATCACTTATAGTACCAGAACTTATATTTGAAGCATTTAGAGTTGTTAGTCCGCTACCATTACCAGTGAATGTACCACCAGAGTGAACATTTCCAGCAATACCGACACCGCCGTCAACAACTAATGCACCTGTTGTAGTGCTGCTCGAAGCAGTTGTTGCATCTATGTTTACATCTGGTTTAAGAGCAATAGCATTGCTACCAGTTGTACTTGTGAAAACAATAAAGTCATTTGATCCGTCTGTGATACTTAACCCGTCTACTAGGTTTGTAGGGAATACAATTTCGTTTTCGGTAGTTGCACCCTTAAAGTTTACGCTTTCACTTAGATACAAGTCTTTCCATGCAAGTGAACTTGTACCCAAGTCTCGAGCATCATTTGTACTTGGTTCTAAGTTGCTGTCCATACGTCCTACAAATGTTATAGTGTCGGAAGTGGCATTACCTAGATTGATATCTCCATTTAAATCTGTTTGTCCTGTTACAGTTAGTGTACCTGCAACAGAAGTATTACCACTTGCTACTACTACACGAAACTTTTCAGATCCGCTGGCGCCGATATCAAAGTTGGTACCATCAAAGCGGAAGTTTGCATCGTCTTCTACTATGCCACCAGTTCCTGCAATAACAATACGGTTATTGGTCAAGTCACTTATAGTTGCACTGGCTAGGGTTGATTCACCGGTAACACCCAATGTTCCTGCAACGGAAGTATTGCCACTTGACGCAGTTACAGTAAATTTATTTGTATTAACTGAAAAATCGCCGCCGATGTCTCCTAGTCCGGAAACATCTAACGTACCAATGGTTGCTGTTCCGTTGACATTTATGCTTGTAGCTGTTAGATTCCCTTCAAACGCATCTGCAACAACAGTGCCGAGACTAAACGATGCATCGGCGACATTGATGTTGCCGGTTATTGCAGGATCGTATTCATCAAAGAACTTAAACTTTTGATCTGTAACATCAAAGAAGAATCCTAGATGAGTGTATCCTACAC